CATTAGAAACTTTTCTGGTGAGTCTAACCAGTGTCCCTTCCGCACCTTCGATTGCTTTTGCTTCATTGGGAAATCTTACATCTGCTATAATGGCTAATTCTGATCGTTCTTTTTGTATTGCTCTTATACAACTATTGACCCATATAGGCTCATGTATCTTACGCATGACATCTGTGCCAAAGAATTGCATAAACTCACGGGCGGTCATCGGCCCTTCTTTCCAGCCGTAAGATGTTCGTGCATCTGGTGGTAAAAGCTTTTTCATCATCTTAGAGTTAATCGCTTTTGGCATATTTTCCCACAGGAGGTGGTCTTGAATTTGATTCTTCTGTTCGTCAGTCCCCCAAGCACACTCCTCGGGAATGTCGAATAGGCTTACACAAATCCATTTTAAGTGGTCTGCAAAGCTGTAAAGTTTAACATGTGGCCACATATTAAGCTCTGCATATTCAGTAAATGCTTCATCCTTTCTAGTGATGTCGAACTCACCCCAACCCTCCTGACCTTGATTGTCTTCGGTGAGGATCATCAACTCCCCGTCAGGCCCAACGTTCCAGTCTTTTACTAGGTTGTTGTCCTTCAACGCTATTCCATGGAGTATATTGGCCGTGGTATTTTTACCCGCCTGTTTTCTTCCAGAGATTCCTATTATCTTCATTAAAAGTATCCTTGTAGGTTATTTAGTATATTATCTTTAATTTTTTCTACAAACATGTTTCCTAAATCTTTGGTCTTCATCTGGGGGAAAATTAATTTGAATGATCTTGACATATCCCTTTGGATTTTTATCTTAGCTTCTCTACCCGCTTGGTCGTTGTCTGTCAATATTACCAGCTTTGTAATCCCGCTCTTGAGCAAGAGTGATCTTTGTCTTATTGAAATATCTTTACCAAAGAGGCCTACGGCATTGTATACGCCCGCTTCATGAAGCTTCCACACGTCACCCTGCCCCTCAACAAGGAACATGCTACCAACCTTCTGTGCTTGATGTATTGCATTATCATAATTATATAAATAATTTGTTTTCTTAAAGCCCTCAGAGAATAGATACTTTGGCTGTATCCATTCCTTGGTGGATCTGGCTATAAAGCCTACGGTGTTCCCTTGAAATGAAACAGGTATGATGGACCTGTGTCTCATGACAAAAGAGTCGCTGTCTTTGACGCCAAAGTGCTTCAGGGTTTCTCTTTTGAATCCCCTGCTTTCAAAGTATGGAGAATTACCCAGTGTTTGCTTTGGAAACGGCCCTATGAAAACCTCTTGTAATGTCGGCTTTCGTTTTTTATTTTTTCTGAACGTGCTTACTAGGTTGCTAAACTCCTTGCTGTCACTTTCTTTTTTTGGTTTGATTGTTTTGTTGCATGTGGCTCCACCAACGTCATAAAGGTTGCAAACATACTTTAGAACTTCTGAGAAGCTATCTGTTTGCAAGCATCCAGCCAAGAAGCCAAAAATGTCTGTACTTGAATCCTCGTGGCAACCCCTAGTCCAACATCGCCACGCTTGACGCGATAGTGATATAGACAAGCCTTGGGGGTTGTCACTCCCCTCGTGTATGGGGCACCTCATAAATATATTATCCGCCACTTGGTCATATTCCAAACCTAAACTGTCAAGAAGTTTATCAATATCGTCAAAGATAATTTTCTTTACTTTGTTTAGGTCTAACGTATTAGTGCTTGTTTTTGATGTATTCATACCATAGAAATCCTGTATTAGCCGCTGCGTAAGAGAACCATATTAATGCGTGAGGCAGGTCTTTTTGACGTAAGTTGTCTATGCCACATACTAAGTAGCATAACGTGGAAATTCCTATCGCGTATATTGGCAGCATGTTTTAATGAGTCCTATTTACACGTACAAAAGTGGCACACTTGGGGAAATCTTTTAGCGTCGGTGCTCCCACGTAGGCACACGCACTTCTAATGCCACCGGCAACTTCCTGTATTACGTTTTTAGCAGACCCTTTATAGGGGATGCTTTTGACTATACCTTCTGAAGCTCTATAAGTCCCCATGCCTCCATTATGTTTATTCATCGCTTTTTCACTTGACATACCATAGAACTTTAGTGATTTTTTTACTTCTTTCTTATGATGATGTCCATCCTCGTATTCCCACTCACCTTCGCATTCATCTGTACCGGCTAACATGCCACCGAGCATCACGAAGTCTGCCCCAGCAGCAAACGCTTTTACGACATCTCCCGCTTCTCTACAGCCACCGTCAGCACAGATGTGTCCACCTACTCCGTGGGCAGCGTCAGCACACTCTATGATAGCTGACAACTGTGGATAGCCACAGCCCGTTATTTTTCTTGTGGCACAAACACTTCCCGGCCCAATTCCTATTTTTACGATGTCTGCACCACCGCTGATGAGCAATTCACTTACCATCTCTGGAGTGCAAACATTACCAGCCATAATAATAGCGTGAGGAAACTCGTCTCTGATTCTTTTAACGTGGTCAACAAAAACCTTTTGGTAGCCATTGGCTACATCAATACAGATTTTCTCTATACCAATCTCACACCTCAAGGACGGATCATTATCATAGAATAGCACCGCCTCATTTACTGCACGCAGTTTACGAATATCATCCTCCTTGATTCCTATTGTGAACCAAGTATTTAAACGCCAGTCAGTTCTATAATATTTAGTCAGTTCGGCAAGGCTGTAGTGTTTGTGCAGGGCTGTTTGCATCCCTATTCTTTCAAAATCTGCAAGAGCATCTGACATAGCAAAGGTTCCTGTTGTGTCCATGTTCGCTGCTATTATGGGGACTGTCACCTCTCGTATGTCAGAATGGAGATATCTATAGACCTTTTCAATACAAACACCAGACCTAGTAGCCAGTGTTGACCTTTTAGGTTTGATTAAGACATCATCAAAATCTAATTTAATACCGTCTTCAAATTTCATCGTTGTCCACCTCAAATGGAAGTTCCGACCCTTCAATTACACCGTCTTCCGGCGACGAGCGAATTTCGTCTCTAGTCCTAAGCTCACCCAATTGAGCATGGCTTCCAACCATATTCATGTTGATGTAATTTCCGTCAAGCAATCCTGCACCATGTCTAGCCTTTAAAGTAACTAGCTTCCTATTACCTGCATTTGGACCGTCCTCAGCCAGCTCCTCAGCAGACTTTAATTTAAATATGGAGAATGACGTGCATAGCCAAATAAGCCTGTCAGATCCGCTCACAGCGTCTGTAGACTCCTTAGTGATACCGTCTCTATTGAGCTGAACAAAAGAGAGGCATGGGAAATCAAATTTAACTGCCAGATTATGAAGGTTGGTAATTTGAAATCCAAGTGCTTGATATTCTTGGATGTTATTAGTTATAGAAGTGGATGACATGAGTTTAAGGTAGTCATAAACAACCAAACAATCATTAGTGTTGCCGTACTCGTCTTGACCAACATCTTGAATGACCCATCGTTTAATGATGTTCATAATCGTTTCAAATGGAGCACCGGCCACACTAACATACGTATACGGTATATCTCTGATTTCCTTTATGGCTTCTTGAACCCTAATAACCTTTTCGTCGTCATCAGAAAATTGCCCCGTCGCCACCTCGCTGATGGGGATACCGCTAATATTAGATATAATCCTATTTAGATGATCTTCCTTCGACATCTCGGTATCAAGCATTAAAACTGGAATACCCTTGCGTGCATTGTGTAATGCTACATTATCCGCGAAAACAGACTTACCCACACCGGGGCGAGCAGAAACAAGATCCACACACTTTCTACGAAGCCCACCGCCAACGACCGCATCAAATCTTGGAAACCCACTTGACAACCCTATTTGATCACATTTGTTTTCAATTAAAAATTCTAAATACTCATCAATGTCGTCGCCAAGCTTTTCGGGCTTTTGCCCAACTTCGTCATCCCTAAGAAACTCGGTTATAGGAGACTCAATGAGACTAATAATTTCATCAATGGTTTCATCGCCATTAATGTCTTCAATGTCTTTGCTAATTTTATTAGCTATTCGTCTGGCCTTTCTGGCCAGTTCAAACTTTTTTATCTGTGCTGCAAAGTGGGGTACATTTTCCTGCTTGACAGGGTACTCCATCAAGTCACGAATATACTCAAGCTCTTGGCTTGTTTGAATAACTTCGGAGAGGTTAAGCTGCTCCGAAGCCGATAAAATTGCTGGTAGGTCTACATGTGCTTCACTTTGTAGGATTTTTTCGACACACTTATAGATTACTTGATTGTTTCTATGTGAAAAACTGTTATGAGTCAAGAAATCTGAAATTTCCACATACGACTCTAAACCGTATGCAAACAATCCTGCTAACACTGCACGTTCCGAACCTACGTCCGAAAGGTTTAAATTCATGATATCTATCTTCCCGTACAACGATTACATCTAATGTATTCACCGTGAATAAGATTTTCATTCATGGCAAAAGATTTGCCACAAACGTGACATTCAACTTGCTTTTTCTTTGGTTGACCCCTTCTTCTTGGGGTTCTAGTTTTTTCAAGCTTGTCATAATTGACAAACTCGTCCCGCATCTCCCCGTCATCTACCCATTCGTTTTTTCTAAACTTAACCACTTTCTTAGTACCTTTTATATTATCTCTAGTGACAGAAAAGTCCTCGTTAACAACTGAACGAGGAGTAGAGGAAAACGTTTCCTCATCCTTTTTGGCCGAAGGTGCTTCGTTCCCTTCTACATTACTGTTTAGCACCCCTTGGATAAGCTGCTCCTTTTGTTCTGGAGTAAGGGATTCTAAAAGTGCTTTTACGATATCATCACTCATTTTCTTTTA